GAAGAAATACATAAAGACGCTAGACTAAAAATCACAGTAAAAATATATACTCCGATCATAATTAACTCCTCGCAACCGCAATCTTAATAGTGAGGTATAGAACTTGTTGTAGTAGTTCTTGCATAATGTTTAGGCGGCATTGCGCCGCCTGTGAGTGTGGGTTAGTGGTTAGGAAGTTGCTTAGGGACTCGAAGGGAAACAACTTTAAAATCTTTGACGTAGTTTCCAGATCCTGTTTTTTTGCGCCCCAAGAAAGTGATTTGATAAGGTTCGCCCGAAGTTGCTCCTTCAAAAGCATTAATCAAGATCGCGCCGCCGTTCATGTAGGCATCTACAGAGCCATCATCTTTACGCTCTAACCATGTAATGCACTTAATCTCCTTGAGTTCGCCAGATTCATTTTTTTGAATGCTCTTGAATCCCATGAATACAATGCGATGAGGGATCTCTTTATCCCCATCCTCAAATTCTTTGTAACGAGGTGTGAAGCTCATTCCTTCATCGTAGCTGTCAATTTCGTCTAAGGTGTTTAGCACGTTAGCAAGATTAACAAGAGGAACAACAACAGGGAAAGAAAGCAAGCTAGTATCTTTGTCTTTATCGTTTAGCAATGGTGAGGGGGCACTTACTGCTAATTCCGAGGATTCAGATTGATTAGCTTCGTACATTGCCATCAAATCTGTTTCAGACGCTTCCGTGAATTGTTCTTTAGCTTTCGCCATAATAATTATTCCTTGTAAATAAATGACTCTGTATTGAGCCAATGCAATCGCCAAAATACTGCGAGGATGGCGATCGCTGATTTAATTGATAGTTGCTTTTTGGGCAATTGCAACCAAATCTTGAATGTCTTCTATTTCTTCTTTAGACAAGGGTTTTTGAGGTTCTATAATTGGTACTGATTCAACAGGGGCATTATTCCTGATAGCGTATCCAAACTCCTTGCAGAGCTTATTAATTAACGATTGGTGAAGATCAATAATTTTAAGTTCCCATTTACCCTCAAAAACTCTTTCTGATTCTCTTAACTCCATAAATAGAAATGGAATAGGTTTGTTAGTTTTTTTGCACTCGTAAGCGCTTTTAGTAAAGCGATCAATCATTGCATTAGCATCTTTTTTAGTTGCAAATCCAATGTATGCAGTAACCTCCCATCCATGACGGGATAAAGGATCTGACATAACGACTAAGCGATCGCCTAAGATAGCTAACTCAAACCCTAAATCCGCTGATTCAGTAATTGCTAATTCTTTTTTTAATGAAATGATCGCATCATTTAAGGTGCTGATTTCTGTTTTTAGTACGGCTGATGCCGATGGTAAAGTCATTATTGTTCACTCTCTAGCTCAGATTTATCAACTTTTTGACCGTACTTAGTAAACGATTCTGTATAGTCTGGAGTGTGTTTTTTGTAGCTTGGTGGAACGTTGATTTTAACTGTTTCCTTAGCTACTTCAAATAAGGTGTCAAACACTTCGCCAATGTCATCACCTTCATCGCAGCTAGCCCAAATAATAGCGCCGATCTCTGCTGATTCGTAGTTGCCTAAATTGAACTTACGCTTATATTCAGCTCCAACTTTTTCTAATCTCATGATGTTTACCTGTGCGGATTAATGTTAATAGCGATCGCCCAAATAATAGGCGATAAGAATGCGACGCAAAGCCAGTAAAGCATTTGCTGATGGAGATAGTCGTATGGAGTCATACTTCTATCTCCGTTAGCTCATCATGTGTGACTGGTCTTTCAACCCTATTACCACAGCGGATCAAATAATCGTATCCAATTACGCTAGGGAGTGTATCAACGATTGTGGCGATCGCGCCTTGGTAAAGGACTTGCTGCGATGGTTGGTACATTAAATCAAAGCTCCGCAACCGTAACGACCTGACAAAGCAAAAGCGTCATCACCAAATGTGTCGCGTGGTGAGTAGGTGGATTGAAAATCATCGGCTGTCAATGCGCCTTGAGCTGCGATACGAGCGGCGCGATCTAGCTCCCATTGATCAATAACTGGTAAAAGCTCTTGATAAGCTTGCTCAGCTACGGTTTCGCAGATATTGACGACAGGGGGAAGTAAATCGCTGATGGCTTGCTCGGATTCAGTGGCGATCGCATCATCGCTTTTTGCGTCTAGTTTGCGCTGTGCGATCAGAGTGTTGATTGCTTGTAATGCATCCTTAGAATTATTGCTGCAACGGCTTACCGCTTGGGGCTTATCCCCCAATGTGGTGATTTGCGCTGATTGTCTGTACCCTAAGCCAGAAACATAGAAGTCGAACCCGTTATCGTTTGCGATTTTCTTTACTGCTTTGCTGATCATGATGTGTTTGCCTTGTTGCTTGTCTATGAATAACAGTATTACATGCGATATGTTATTTTGTCAACACTTAAAATATTTGACTTATGTTTTTGATTATGTTAAGGTGTTTGCATGTTGTTAAAGAGTTGAATTTATGGCAGTGCAAACAATGCAAGTAACTACAGGTAAGCATCAAAATCTTAGGGTTCAGATTGAAGATCTTGATACCCTAAAAAGACTTAAGCGAGATGACGAAATCAGTCTTGCTGTAACCTTCCATCGCATCGTAGAAGCAGCAGAAATGTATGACGTAATCATGAAAGCTGGAGAGGCTAAATCATGATTGAAGGTGTTTTGATTTTTGTGATCGCGGTTTCCTATGGCAGCATCATTAAGATTGTTTCTGACGGTAAATATTACTCAAGTAAATACAATTACTCAGGGACATATCTATATTGGTTTTTAGTTGGCTGGTTTGTATTTCCTTTTTGGGTTATCTATAAATTCTGGAAATGGTTTTTAACTGAGATGCCAAGTCAAATCAAGGAATGGAGAAGAGAAAGAAGATGCAGCAAATAGAAAATCAAAAAGTTCTACACCCTGTCGAAAACCTTACGATCTTATACCGCGCTCGATACTATTGGTGTACGCCCGATCTTGCCGATCGGTATCAAGATCTTGCCGATCGGTATCAAGACGTTTTTGATCGACTTGACGAAGTAGGCTTATTCCCATCAGAGTTTTTTGGTGAATTTATTTACGGATTTGTAGAGTCGCTAGAACGACAAATCGATCCTAATTGTCAATCATCACGCATATTTTACGAGCCTTGCCCTGTAGTGAAAACTACTGCGATGGAAATCATCGTGGTATCGCAGAATATACCGCTTGATATTTTGGAGTTATTCCCAGACTTTTACAAGGGCGGTAGATTCCATGTCAACAAAGCCAAGCTACAGCAATCAGGCAGGGCTTATCACTCGCGACATGGTGAGTATTTTTACATCAGCGCACCTGATAGCGCGATCGCATTGGGTGAGAGTAAGGAATTAGTGGAGGTGTGATTATGATTTACCAACTCAGTCGCGACTACGATCGCGCATGGCAATTGATACAGCAAGGCGAAAAGCTTGCGTGTTGGGTTGATTACGATTCACTTTTTAGAGATATTGCTCAGGCTTACAAATGGTTTGGAGCGACAATGATTGTAGCGAGAGGGACTCAGTATGTTTATTTGTTTGAAGAGCAAAATAATTTTGATGATTTCGCCAAGCGTTGCACAGAGCTTAATGCTGAATTTTATCTACCACTTGCTGACAATATGATCGTGATTTCTGAGGAGCGTTTAACAGAAATAACCTCAAAAGTCATTGACAGGAATTTTGAAAATTTAAAAAAATATCGTAAGGGAGAAGCATCATGAAAACCCCACCGATCGCATTCACAGAAGACAATTTTTGCGCTGTTCTCAACGGTACTAAAACCGAGACACGCCGCTTACTCGCGATCAAAGGCGAAACCCAAGACGAAGTGACTCAAATCTCAAAGATAGAGCGCAACGAAAAGGGCAACTATTTGTTCTTGGGCGACGAGCTTAAGCCTAAATACAACATAGGCGATCGCTGCTACCTAACAGAGCCAACGCAAAACCTAGCTGGCGCAGATTACACAAACAAAAAACTGCATATTCAGTATTTTTGGCATAATCCCGAAACTCGATGGGTAACTCCTACTGAGCAAGATTTGATAAAAATCAACAACCGCAAAACTGGCTTATACTCAAAACAAAACGCCCGTTTTATGTTGAAATCTTTCACCCGTTACTGGGTTGAGATTGTTGATGTGAAGTTAGAGCGATTGCTTGATATCACGACTGAGTCGGCGATCTCGGAAGGGATTAAGAAAAGTATAGGCTACAATTTTGCTACAAACTACTATGACTATGTACTAAAAGAGTATGGTCATCGCGAAGATCCAATATCTTCTTACTTCTCCGAAATTGAGATGCTCCACGGCAAGGAGATCGCTAATTCAAATCCTTGGGTATGGGTGTATAAGTTTAAATTTATAGGTAACAACAATGAGTGAATTAGAACAAATTGAGGACAGGATTTTAGAATGCAATGAAGAGTTTGGCAATTATTACCAGATTCAAGAATTGCAAGAAGAGGCTGAAAACATTAGAAATCAGCTTAAAACCTACGGCGAATTGCTGGCAGAAATACAGCCCCAAGTCATCACCAATGATGCAGAAAATGACGCAAACCTAGCGCACATTGAGAGGCTGTGGAGCATTGAAAACCGCACACCAGAAGAAGAAAAGCTGTTTGATTTGCTGCTTTTGCTTTCAGAGCAATTTGAAGAAAAGGCTTATCCGATGGAGTCGTCATGGTATGCGGGGCTTTGGTATCGGATTCAAGCTTTTATTTTTAGGTGGTAACAATGGCTAGGAAATCAGCACCCAAGAAAGAAGTAGCGATCGCACCAATGCCGATCATTGAGCGATACCGATCGCGCCCGTGGAATGAGTTCGTGATGGAATTTGTACCAGCGGATAAATATCCAACTATGCGTGAAACTTATTTAAAGTAAAGCGGCGCTATGCGCCAACCAACAAACCCGCAAAACACAACAAAAATCGCAACGAGAAATCAATGGTTTCAGGCGTTGCGATTTTTATTTTTATGTTTTGCGTTCAGACTATTAAAACCGAATCTGGAAGCGATGTTACATATGCAACTGTAATATCACTAAAAACAACCTCAAAGCGCTAGTTTAATAATAAACGAGTCGATTAGGCAAGTGGATAATTATCTACTTGCTTTTTGATTTATAGTATTTATCATAGGGTACGTTAGTACTATATGTCAACTTTGGATAAGTCACAATCGACCATACAAAATCACAACAATTAACCTTGCAATAACTTTTTTTATTTGACCGTCATTTGACTACACCCGCAAATATTCACTTTTAGCCGATTAGCGTTAAAGCACTTTTTTCTATACAGCGCAAAGCTTTGAGTAATTGCGATGGTTTAAATCAGATTAGCTTTTAAGCACTTTTATTCTGCCAATCGTGGCAGTCGTTAGCAGTATAGAAACTAGCGCTATCCCGTGGCGGTACTTTGGTACAGAGCCGCCAATTATTAAATCGGCAGTTGTGGCAACCTTTCAGCGATCGCACGTCATGAGTATTTGCTAGCAGGACGGGGTAAGACTCTTGTACTTGGTATTCGGTAAGTTGTGGCGACATGTTTTATTTTGTGTTTTAACAGTTATAATTTAAAAGCATTGTTACCTTTGTTTAACTTGTTACTTTCTTGATCAAAGGCGGATCGCACTCCCTACAGCGATCCGCCTTTTTTATTGTCTAATCACAACCTTTAAAACATAAAAGTAAAGCACCTCTACCAAAATCGGTAGAGGTGCTTTACTTTTTAAACTTGAGGAGTTAGTATTGAATTACCACAAACAAAATCTAACGTCCCGTCTTTTTTATGTAAATCAATATTAGCAGCTAGCGTTATAGTTTTGCAAGTATTTGGCATAAGAATTTTGGGTTTTGTGGTCTACGCAGAGAAAGTGGTTAGCTGTATCTCTGTAAGGTGAAAGCGTTGTGATGACTCAGTGCATAACAATTATTCCCCCTTACGCGTGTCAGAGCCTTTAGCAAAGGACAATGACGTAGACACGCAAGCAATAGGTCGATGGTGTCACCGTTGGATATAAGCCCCAATGCGTCTGACTTAATTAGGGAGGCATCCCGCAAATAAAAAGGCAAGCCATCCGCCAGATTAGCGTCACCTGTGATACTCAATACAAGAGTAATAAAAATGGGTTTAAATTACTGACTTAGGTGATTGAGTGAAAGACTCATAAATTTGTAGAGTGCTAATAAAGACTCTACATAAGGCTCTGCATTGCTCAAATCTAGAGCATCAAACGGAATTAGCGAATTATCAAATCAAAAAAAAAGAAATTAATCATTTTCAAGTTTTAATTTAATTTCTTTAACTTCCTGTTCTAAATTGGAAAGGCGATCGCTTAAATCTCCCCATGCATCGGCAGGCATGATTAAGCAAAGCTCATTAACCAATTTAGTAAAATCAATTTCTTTGTCACCGTTTGATCTTCTACGCTCTAACTCTTTTATGAGTGATGCGTAAATATCTGGATAGAAACGAATGCTGCGCGGTATACCTTCCATATTTTGCCAATATAAATTTATTTTACTTTAGCACTTGACAAGCTAATACTACGAGCTGTAGTATCCTATTTCATAAGCCATGACGCACACGATCGCTCACGCTATGACGCACACTGAAAGCCATATAGAGCTTAGCGTTAAGCAGATTATTGAAGCATACGGATTTGCAAGATCAACTTTTGAGGATTGGCGCGATGCTGTTTATTCAGGAGTTGGCGATCCGCCTTATTCACAAGATGAATTGAAAATCATTCTTGAGTATGCTGAAAAGAGGTCTGCTAAAGCGTTTGGAGCTTCTAAAAACAAAAACACTCGTAAAATATCAAGGATCTTAAGATCGTTATGACAACCCAATACAAGACTAAAGAACAAGTAAAAGCAGAACAAGCATCTCAAGATAAGCCATCTCAAGATGCAAATAATACCTCTATTCCCGTTATTGAGGGGTTAGAAGGTAGTCTTGAGATGATTTACACTCATCAGCGCAACAAAGCCCGTTCAGTTGTGCAAAGAATTAAATTTGAAGCATGGCGAGATGAGTTTGACAGTGCATTAGAGGAGCCAAAGATCGATCCTGATTTTTTTACCAATTTGTCAAAAAATTACAGTCCGATCGCTCCGAATCATATGCCTATGCTATTGTCCATTCCGTCTTCCCTTGCTGAGTCTAAACCCGATCAAGAAATCGAAACACTTACAGCCCGCTTTGATGAGTTGGTGGCATTAGAAAAAAGTTCTGAAGCAACTAACGAGCAGTTATCAGAATTGGATGAGGTAGAAGCAAAGCTCAAGGCTTTAGGAATTATTAAGTGAAAACCTCTCGCGACCTATCCACGCTTTCATCGGTCGAGCTGATCGAAAGACTACGCGCAAAGGATCAGATAATTGCCTTGCTCGTTTTGTCGATAATCTCTACTTTGATTACTGGCGTATCAGTTGGATTTGCGATTGGGTTTTCTTCAGGCTATACAGCATCACAAATACAGAGGGCAAAATGACTAACTTCTTTGTAAATTTCTTTAGTTGGATTTTAGGTATTCCCCCTGATTGGGATACAGACTGGGAAGCAAGGCAAGATCGCGATGTTAATGATTGGGATGATTAAACAGATTATTTCAATCGTTTTGACCGTAGCGAGTTCAGGATATATCGGCTTTGCTGCTTACATCCTGAACTCGCTACCAGAGCAAATAACAGAATCAAAAGCAGCTTTCAAAAAGAATCAATTATTGCGAGAGATCCGCGATGCCTACAACCAGACAGCACAACCTTAACCATGTACGAGCGATCAGCACTTCCTTTTTAGTTGCCATGAGTTCTTGTGTTTTGTCTGGTGTTTGGCTTGCTGGTAGTTGGGTTTACTCTACCTATCTACAGCCTAAAGTTGCAGTAGTAGAAGTCTCGGAATCTCGCAAAGAATTAGAAAACAGACATCGCAAATTACTGGATAAATCTGGATTTAAAAGCGATGTCAATCTTAGATCTGTTACTGATGAAAATTTAAAAGCTGCTAACCGCAAACTGGAAAAGGCACTGAGAGCAGGGCAATGAACTTAACAAAAGATTTCCATGTATCACAAGTAGCGCTAGTACTTATTACACAGCGCTACTCTCACTATGGGAGTCTTTCAAGTTCCTTTATCGCTTTTCTCCTATTCCTGTCTATCCCATTTCAATCAAATGATTTTGCTAAAGGATTCATCTTTATTTCTCAATTAGCAGCTACAGCCAATTGTTTTAAGCTCTCTAGGCTTAATCAATCCTTGTCTAGTGAAAACCATCTAAGTGTCATTGATAGAGCTAATGAGGGCTTATCCAATCATTTAGCAGTATCTTACGCGTCGCCAAAACGTGATGTAGTTGTGATGGAATCAGCTAAGCCTTTAGCACCATTAGTTAAGGACGATATTAAAAAAGCTCTTTCCAAGCCTCATATTATGCTTTTAGGGGAAACAGGATCGGGTAAATCCACTTTAGTTAAATATTTGGTTTCCCAATCATCCGCCCCTGCGATCGTATTGGATGTTCATGCTGCCCCTGATGATTGGCAAGGCATGACAGTAATTGGTGCAGGGCGCAACTATAAAGCTGTTGGTGATGAGGTTAATCGATTAGTCCAATTGATGAACGATCGGTACGAATTACGAGGTAAAGGTAAAACAACTTTTGAGCCATTACTCGTAATTCTTGATGAATTTCCCGCTTGTGTTGCCAATCTTGGTAAAAAGTTTACTGAATCAATAATGCTATTGGTTCGTGAAGCTAGAAAAGTAGGTATTAAATTAATTATTCTTGCCCAAGGGTCTGAAGTAAAAACATTGGGAATTGAAGGGCAAGGAGCGATCAGAGAATGCTTTGCTATGGTTACACTTGGTAAATTTGCAATCAATGCAGCTAAATCGCTTAAAGATGAGCAAATTATTGAGTTTATCAACAATGCTCAGTATCCTGCAATGTTGGACGATCTGCCTTGTGATTTGCCCAGTATTGGCAACTTAAAGCTTAATTTGTTGCCAATGCCAAGCGATTATAATCCTACGCAATTATCATTACAACCTGAATCGATTACTGATAACTCTGACTTTGATTTCCTGCAAGATAGAGAGCCAATATTTTTAAAAATTGTTGACTTTCTAGATGGTAGGGATTGGGAGCGCGATAATTATATTCGTGAGTCAATTACCGACCTGAAAAGGAATAAAACACCGATCGCTGAAGTCCAAGGCTATCTGCAATATTTGGAGGTGCAGGGCTATGTGGAAACTCGTAACGCTGGAAGAAACGGATTAGAAGCAAGGAAAATATGACATTAAATCAAAATATTCCATCAAAACTAAAAGAAGAACTTACTGAGCTTTTGATGCAAGTTTGCAACCCTCACAAAGTGGTTATTTCACCCAAGTTTGATGACAACTACAAGTATTATTTATTACCCGATGGCACGTACAGACAAGATAAACGGACTTTTGGAAACAATGGAAAACTCAACTAATTTACTTCTAATTCCAATCTCTCTAGTCGTTATCGCTTTTGTTTGCCGATGGCATACGGCGTTTGTGGAATCGCAGATTGAGGGTCGCGATCGCAGATTGAGAGAGGTTGAGATCGCGTGGTTGCGTCGCTGTTATGCGGTAAGCATGGTCGAGCGATTGGACAGGACTTGGTAAAAACAAACTATGGATGAATTTTATGAGTAAATATTACCAACTCAGTACGGATTACGATCAAGCTGACAAGCTTTTGAGTAAAGGGCTGTCATTACCAGCATGGATGGTTTTTAACCAAAATCCTTTAGTATTTAATACCGATCACAAGCAATTAAGAGTGTTTTCTTCTTCTGATGAAAAACTATTTATTGACGGGTTGAAGCCTCCTTCTGATTTTACTTACGAAAAGTATCAAGTTCTATTTTTGCTGCCGATCCCCGATCCCACAATCGCGCTACAGCACAGCCTTAAATTGGCATTGAATGAGTGTGATGAGCTGAGGCAAAAAAATGAAAATCTCAAGATCATAATTGAGGAGCTGCAAAGCGATCTTGACACCGCCAAAAACGATCTGACTGTTGCTGATGCCGCGATTGAAGAATTAAAACCTGTAACCCTTGATCCTTATATTGCTAACCAAAAATTAGAATCACAGATCAAAGAACAAGATCGCACTATCTCCAATCTCAAAGTCCAGATTGAGGGGAGAGATGCGGCCCTGAGAGGTAGCACGATTGAATATAAAAAGCTATATCAACAGATTCAAATCCTGCAAGAAAACCTCACACGCTCTAACAGCGATCGCCTATCAGAGCTAACAAGCATTATGCGCCTAATCCAAGCCCTAGACAAAACACCGCAAGCTAATCTAGTAGGCGCTATACACCTAATTAAGCGAGTGATTTACGATGCAATCTGTAAGCTCGATCCTAGCCAAGCTGTTGACCCTTAATCACTTTCTCTAAATCCTTTATCTCAACCCGCAACTGAGCAATCGTACCTGTGTACTGTTCGATGATGCGGGTTTCTGTTAGCTGAATAATGCGATTGCTTTCCTCAATCCTGCGATCAATACTATTTAAGGCAATTCTCAATTCTGATGCATAAATTTCTAATATAGATGCTGTCTCTGTGGGAATGCTAGCGATCGCTTGTTCCAATGCTTGAATTGCCTCGGTGTTGTGCCTAGTGGCATTAATTAAATCTTCGTGCGCTTTATTTACTGACTCGTTAGCCTTAGCCAATGACTGTAAGGATTGAGCGTTTGCCGATGAAGTTTGGATCGCATCAGATACCAAATGCAATAAGTCTTTTGTGATGGCTGTAGTGGTATCCATTCCCCTTGTAGCAAGTTGGGATACGGTATCGGACAGACCTTGATTAATATCAATCTCTGCTTCTAGCTCTTGCCCTTTGCGGTTTTCGGATTGCAGTATCCTACTAGTCTGCGATCCTGACCATTGTTTCCCAATCTCTTTCCAATCCACAAAGCCAGATAGCTTAGTCAAAATTACAGACAAAACAACTAGTCCAGTCCCTACAGCCCCTGTCCCTAAATTTATAGGTATTTCATTACTAGATCCGCTATTTGGCGTAGACTGCGATTGTGGCTGCGATGTAGCCACTGCGATATAAGATTTCATTATTGAAACAATAGGGAAAGTATTAGAATGATTATGGCACTTTTTCAAGGAATTTCAAATGAACTCTACACAATGGCTAACTGTTTTGGGTGTTGTCGCTGGAGCATCCGAGCTAGCGATCTCGAAAAATATCTATCCTGAATATGCGTCATGGGCTTTTGGCTTAAGCATTATCGGGATGGGTGCGTTAGGTAAAGGAGTTGAGGAAAAATAGCAACAAAAAAGCGCTCTAAATTTAGAGCGCTTTTTTGTTTAAGAAATCTTGCTAGTATAAGTGCCGATCGCTGAATGGATCGGAAAAGTACAAATCACTGATTCCCCGATCAATACTTCTTTTGTACCTTGGTTGTAGGCTGTACGGATATCGCCATTAGCAAGCTGTACTTTGTTTGTTCCCAAATAAGTTGCACTTACATTTCGTTGCGCGTCATCAATTGTGAGCTTTCGGTTGATAGCTAGCACTGAATCCATGAATGCTGTTGATAGTAAGTTTTCTATGCTCATAGTTTAGCTAAAAGTAATACTGTTTATTTCGATGTTGACCCAAACTTCAAACGGGGTAGCCCCGACAGCATAGGAATCTGTAAATATTTGAGGGCTTTCGGTCAAAGTTTCGTCAAAAGTCCAGTTAACAGGCGGGGTAGATTCTTCGGGCAACCCTTCTATTTTTATATAGCCAGTAATGGTTGTTGCGATCGCAAAAGTCGAGGCAGTAAATAAAGGGCTTGCGGTAGGCAAGCCTATTGCCACCCCTCTTTGTAGCGTTATCCCTATGGAGGTATTTTCAAAAGTAATTGCATGTTTGATATAGGGAATTGCATTTCTAAAAATAACTTCCCCTGTATATGCGTAATCGATATCATCTGAGGATATTACCTCTTCGCGTTCGGTCACTGGGATATAATCACCCTCCAAATTATAGGCGGATTGCTCAAATGTAATAAATGTTTGAGTAGAGCCTCCCGTGTAGGTAATGAGAACTTCTTGAAAAAGTCCATCAAGGAGAAATGCAGGAATTATATCTGGGATATCGGGTTCAGTAGCACCGATAAAGCTCTTTTTATCTGCTTTACCTAATCCGCCTTGCACTGGCGTATAGTCTACAACCTCTCCCTGCCCATAGTACAAATTTGGCATAAATTCGGCTGGTGCATCGTCACCGCTAAGCATTTTAATTTTGCCATCGGCTCCAATCGTTGCAATTTGGGGCGCATTTTTAAAGAGCCGATCGCGTATGGCTCTAGATTGAGAGTCATACGTCATACTTTTTTCGAGCTGTAATCGTACTTTTTGAGCAGGGGTGAGATTGTCCATTACACAGGAGCGGCATAGGTAAAAGTATTTACAGACAGAGATCCGCCACTAACTAAAGTAGTGGTATTTAAAATGCATGAAGCGCCCGATCCTGATACTCCTACATTGCCTTGGAAAATGACAACATTATCGGAATCAGTAGCAGAAAAAGCTAACGCTGTACCGCTTGCTGATGCTGTAATTGGTGTGATTGCAGCGGCTGTAGCTTGCCCTGATGAAGCAGCTCCAAAGGCAGGATCGGCTAGGGTAAAAGTAGCAAGTAAAGTAGTTAAGCCAGTATCAGAATAAATCTTTAATTTACCTGCGCCCGATCCTTGGTCTAAAGCATCTACGGTGTAGTTACAAAGCCCGTTTCTAATCGTTGTGCTGTGAGTAATTGCCATAATTTTAAGGTGTGAAAGTACTAGAAATGATTGCAGTTGCTGGTTCGCATTGTGCGGTAACTGTTGCGGATACATTAACACCAATATCAATCGCCGCCGTTGCTGGTTCGCACTGGGCAAATATTACATCAAAGTTAATATTTGCGGATATAGCGACTGTTGCTGGTGATGCTTGTGCAATGCATTGAATAGAGTTAGCAACCGTTACAGGTCTATAAACTGTTGACGGTGTAGCAGCAGGACTAGTTGAGATGACATCGCACATAAACCCGATAGATCGTTTTGTCAGATCCTGACTAAATGCGATCGCATCCGCCAAGCATCGATACAAAATCCCATTAAAAATAATATCGATCCTGCATCGAGGGCGCAAATTTAAAAGAGCATCAGTCAAAGCCGTGACCATGAATCGGCATTGTTTGCGCCCGTTAATTAGCACAATTTCTAATTGTCCATACTCAAGAGCATGAGCATTACTGGTTAGCCAATCCACCAAAAGCGGTTGACGTTTTTCTTTGCTAGGCACGCCGCCCAAAGGTATCGCGTTTACCGTTGCTGTTACTTCTTTGTTTTTAGTTTTTGCAGCCTCACTATAAGTAATTGATGGTGGTCTGGTCGAGCCATCGTTAGCAGTTTTTGGAGTGCGAGTTGCACCAACAAAATTAGATGGGAGCCTATCATTGCCCGTGGTAAAGGCTGAATAAGTTACCCCATTACAAGTTATCGATCTAGCGATTGATCCTGATACACCGTCAAAATTAGTGCCAAAAGTCTCGACAAATTTTATCTGACTCCAATAAGGCAGATTAGGAGAATACTGGATAGTCTCACGACTCAAACTATATAAAGTTGCGAGAGTGCCTGATGTAGGGATTACGCCTGTATATACCGTTGTGATTATGTTTGAGGGATAACCATCAGGGTGATAAACATAATCGATAATTGTGCGCTCAATCTCAAAAAATGGTGTAGTTGCCGCTCCTGTAAAGCTATCAATTAACCTTTGGTATTTGCGTGTAATTTTCTGGGATAGGCGATTAGAGCTATCGAAGATGGTCAAGTCTTCTTTAATATTTGTTGCCACTAATGGACTGACAACCATTTCAGCCAAGCCGCCAACAACCGCAACAGAAACCAATCCACGCTCTTCAACCTCGACCGAATAATTTTCACTGGTAATATTTAAGGTGTTTTGGCTTATTAAAAGTACAGTGCGTTTAGAACTGCCAATAACTCCATACTCTGCATATTGTGGAGTAATTACCAATATCGGGTAATCGACACTATCAGGCTCTTGGACTACACCTGCGATCGTTAATTCAGTGACAGTGGGAATAGAGGATCCATCAACAGGATCAAAGCTAGCCTCATCAGAGCCGATTGTAAGGCTAGCGATCGGGCTTGCAGTCAAGTCTATTGGTGATGCTATTACCGTACCTGATGCATTGCAATAGAGTACATGTCGATCGGCTCCTACTAAATCCCCTGCAAATTTAATAGGCGATCCGCCCGTTTTTTGGATTGGTGTATTAAATGGATATCCAAGGGATGGAATTGAGTGAGATGTAATTCTCGCATTTTCAAGAACTCTGACCACAATTTCATCGCGATCGGTATTAGTACCAATCGTTACTCCACTTACATCGTTATCGGCTGTGCGCTGTGATTGGTATGCAAGGATATCGCCAACATCAATCTGTAATACTCCCTCGTTAAAGCCTATATTTGGAGGTGATGGCTCCTTTAGAATGAATCCCGTGAAGTAATTAACGAGCGTTCCTGACTCATTAGCAGTTTGGAAGACAACAGCCGCTTCTACAGCCCAATTAGCAGCCGTCACAGGATCGCCAATAGTTATAAATTCGTTATATCTGAGAGGGTTAAAAGTTAAGGTAATCGATCCTGTAGTTGGCGCGTCTCTACGCTCTAATGTTGATGGTTGCGAGAGTGTGATAGATGCTAGCTCTGACGTGCGATCTACCCCTGCGATCGTGAGTAAAAAAGGCCTAGAGCTTAGGTTAATGGTCATTAGATCTTAACCCCCGTCTCTTGCAACTCAACGATCGCGGTAATATTACCAACCCCCGTATCTGGGCTAAACGTTGGCTCAATAGGCATTTTTACCTGTAACTTAGGGTAATAATTTACCCCGCCGTTTCGCTGGAAGGGAATGCCAACAGATGAACGGGTTTTAGTTGACGATGTTTTCCCCTCTTCAAAATACAGTGTGATTTCGTCAGTCAACTCTAAGTATGGTGAACCTGTTAGGGTCTGAGCTTCGCGCCTTATATTATTAGCTGTAGACCACATTGCGCTTAACTTTAGTGAATCAGCGATACTAACTTTTGCTTGAATATTGTATTGTTGCGGATCTTCAAAACTAATGCCCGTATCGATGAAATTTCCGTTTACGCTAAAAGTCCCATTTCCTGATAACCGAGAACTTTGGCGGGGCGGGGGAGAATCAGAACTAAAATTCCTGAATACAACACTCAGATAAACGCGGATCGAGTGCGTACCACTGCCACCGCTAAGACTTATTGCGCTCCCCCCCTGCGTAGCTGATACGGTAATCGTTGCGCCTACACTGACCACATAATAGCTAGTATTAAGTGCTAGACCCGTTGGCAATGTGCCTGTGGTAGTAAAGCGCACAACGTCATCAACCGCAAAAACTTGCGTCGATGGAGTAATGGCGCTACCCGAAAAAGTAAATGTGTAGCTACGCCCAAAATATACGAGTGTTAAGTCGCCGATCGCCATTGTGAGTCAGGGGATTTTGATTAATTATCGCACATCAATCTATGGTACATTTTGATTGCGTTAAATATTGACTGACTTAGATTTTAAGGAGCGAACCGAAAAGCCGATTATTTTTGATTTGTGGATTTGTTAATGATTTTTTGAGAGTTTGAAGGCGATCGAGAGGTCGTCTTTTTTGTTGGGTAAAATTATTTTTGATTTAGGTATTGACATTAGTTGATTACTAAAGTAATGTATATACAGACAAGCAAATAACACAAAGGCAAACGACAATGACACTTAAGCAAGCACAAAGATTTTACGATTTTGCGATTGGACAAATCACTTTAGATATTTACGGGAATCTTGCAATTCGCACCCTAAGTGGCAAGCTCTACGGAATGCCATCAACAGAGTCTTGCAGTGATCGCGCTTATCTTGGTTTTATGTGTGGTTTTTGGATTAATAAGAAGTCAGAAAAAATTAAAAATGTTGGCATATGTGGTGATGAACCTCAGCGCATGTCTGAATCAATTGTTAATTTTCTTTGGGAAGTTAACTACGCATACTAATAACCCTATGCCCAAACCTAACCCCGCAAACCCATACCATTGCGATCGCCCTATGCGCCGCAATGGTAAACAAGCCAAGTCAGGAGCAGTGCAATATCGCTGCAAATGTGGCTTTACCTGTACCGATAGCGATCGCCCCGCACACCGCCCCTTATTAGGTGATGCGCCTTTGACGCAAGTTGAAAGGAATCGTAGGTATAGAGCTAAGAAGAAAGCTAATTTAAATTAGTTGTAAATAGTAGTTGACAAATACAGGATATCGATCAATAATAGATCGTTGAGTTAAACAAGCAAGGCAAAAGACAATGACTAACGTAATTACAAAAAAAGGTTCCAAGTCTGAAGTTATGGAAAAGTTTATTGGAGCTTCAAGCGTAATGCAATGCAACGAATCAACTAACTTATTTGCTTTTGAGTTTGGAAGTAATGAAGGATGCTACATGACAATTGACGGTTTTGTTTTTCGCAGCCATTTAGAAGGTGATGAAGCAATGAAAAGATTTAGAGATGCTATTAGTCTTTATCTGACAATCCAAAACTAACCACCCGCGCACATAAGGGAGTAGCGCCCCTTTCTACACATCAACTAAACAAGGAAAAACACAATGACTATTAAATGGATTAGCTCAGTACATGCCAAAATCAATGACTCTATACACGTTTATATTGAGTCTGATGATGGGAACTGGTTTATTTATACCAATAACATCCCATCTACAGATTTTGAAGATAACTCGTTTAAATCAAAATATGACGCTCAAGATTTTGCGGAGAAACAAGCAAAAAAGATTGCTGCTATTGAGTTAGAAAAGATTACAGATCAATCATACGATGATGACGATGATGACGATGATGATCTAAGTTGGGAAGATATTCATCGCATGAGAAAAGAACTCATTGCAAAGAATCCAAGTGCAAGTGCTGAATATGCCTATAAAAATATGTTTCCGCATATTCTCAAACGTGAATACGAAAATGTTTTTACTAATAAAAATGCCTAAATCACGCACCGAAATAGATCGCGCCGCATATCTAAAGCGTACAGCAGACAAACCACGCTACTACTGTACGCAATGCGATCGCCAACTCAGATCAGATTCACCTCTCACTATTTGCCGAGCCTGTTGGCTTAAAACGGATGATGGCAAGCTATACAAGCGACTGAAGAAAGCAGAGTCAAGAGCTAAGAATAAAGCTGAAAAGTGATAAAATATTTGTGGCTTCGCGATGTTGACAGCATCCAAGCCCGTATAACCTACACAACAGGACTACACATGTCTAATCTTATCAAGAATTGGAATGATCGCGCCATCCGTATTCGCAGCGATCGCTATGTTTCATTAACCGACATGGCTCAAGCCACGGGAAAGAGGGTCAATAATTGGCTTAGGCTTGATTCAACAAAATCTTATTTATCAGCACTTGAAAGCGTTACTCATTTAAGAGCAACGGACTTACTGCAAGTGATTCAAGGCGGTGACTCGCAAAAACAAGGCACATGGGGACATCCTAAAGCCGCGATCCGTTTTGCTCAATGGTGTAGCGATGAGTTTGCGGTACAGGTAGACATTTGGACTGATGAACTTATGACGACTGGTAAAGTCGAGTTAGTCCCATCTCAACCCGCACTACCTCAAAACTATATTGAGGCTCTAGAGGCACATCTACAATCTGAGAAAGATAAAAAGGTACTTGCTGAAGCTAACCAGAAATTGATCGCCGCCAATCAATCCCTAGAAATCGAAGTACAGACTTTAGAACCAAAAGCTGATCGTTATGATTTGATTTTGGCAACCGATGGATGGATGACGGGTGAAGAAATCTGCAAGCAATTGGCAATTCCTAAATTCTCTAATCGCAAGCTCTATGATATTTTGCGTCAAGAGAAAGTATTGTTTAAGCGTCCCGATGGAACTAACTGCCCATATGCTGAATGGGTAAATGAGGGGCTTGCTAAGCTTCGTGATGGTCAATGCTTTGATGGTCGTATGAGATTTAGCCCTGCTTTCTCTTGGAAAGGATTGGATCGCATTCTTGACCTATTGCGTAAACATCAAGTTATTCCAAAGGATAAGCAATATAGGTTTAACTTTAATTCTGACAAAATTGTTGCAATGAAGAGGGCTTAGTTATGTTTGATAAAATTTATACAACTGAAGAGCTAACTAAAATTCTAGAAACAGAGCAAATGGCTTGCGTCAATGGTCAGCGCACATTCCCTATGCCTGATAATGCCGAAGAAATCGCAAAGCAAACACCACTAGGCTCTATTTTGGGAGCGCAAAGATTATTTGAGGTTGGCTGTTATCATGAGTTTCGGGATCAAGTTCAGGAATATCAACTCACAAATAACATCTCTGGGCTTGAAATTAAAGCTTGCATTATTGGCGACAAGATTTATAGATTCCCTATCCCTGTCTGCCAATTAGAGCTAACTAAGGATGATTACCAAGTCCTGAAACTGGCTAAAGATGCTGTAGTTGACGCATTCCTTAGTGCTGTTGATGAGCTTACCTATTTGAGCTTTAGCCATGAAGACAAGTCCCATGCACAATTTGACATCGAAACAACTATCGGGTATGTCAGGCACTTTGCGGATTTTTGTGATTGGGCTGAAATTGTTACAGCAGACGATCTTGAAACCACAATAAATCTTGGCTATGGTGATTATCACGAATCTGCATATATTGCTGAGCATTCAGAAGCTGCAAAATATTCTGATTCTATGTATTTCTGTGCTGCTAAAGCTTGCAATATTAAGCAGCGATGCCAACAAATTCCGTGAGGTACAGATGGCTTATGAGACTGCGATCAATTTGTTGCCTGAGTTGAGAAGGGCGAACAATCAGCATTAATATAAATCAAAGGAGAAAAATGGATACACCTATTGGCATACATGCAATTTGGCTTGAGTCAAAAAAAGCTGCGAGTAATGTCGCAAGCTTTAGGAATGAGCGAGGGAATAGCCCTGAGTCTATAGAGATCCTTCAGGCCTTGGTGTTATTTGCCGCCAACCAGCCAGATCTAAAATTTCTTATCCCTTATTTGGATGGAGAAAAATCAGAAAAAGAACTTTCTCAATCTTTTAAATCAATGATCGAAGATGAAATCGAAGAACTAAGTTTGTATAGCAATTTACATAAAGCGCATATCGCACTTTATGCTTACGAGCTAACCCGTAACAAGAAATTTCAAGAGCGATTGGTTAATGATACCAATTGCCAAAGGTGGATAGGTGAATAACATGGAACAATTCGACATCACCAAAGCCGTACCAAGGGCAAGCCCAAAACCCAAAGTACACAACCCGTTCCCTATCGATACGAGCGCATTAACCAAGCGCTTGATCCGTGAGTATTATCCTGAGTTGGAGGGGCGGTTGATTCGGGATTAGAAAACTAATAAGGAGTATATTAACCTTGAATAAATTCACTAAACAGGACTTTGATAGTGCGATCGCTGATCTTGAGGCGCAAATCACTGAGTTAAAAGCTAAGTATCCAGAGTTTGCTAAAGCAAAAGCTAGTTCTTACTCAAGTGGATTTAGAGGTGTGTATAGAACACTGTCTGGACGTTATTCAGGTAGGTATGGAGGATCTAAAAACAGAACTAATATCGGTGTTTATTCTACGCCTGAAGAAGCGGCTAGAGCTTACGATCTAGCTGTCACAAAATTTTACGGTAAAGGATGTGTGACTAACTTTGCTGTAGAGGGCATAGAAACTAAAGTGCTGTTTCCTGATTACCTAGAAATTAAGCATCGTGCCATAGATCCTTTGATCTCTAAGGACATATCTAAATCCTTCATGCAACATACTGCTGCCATTGGAAGTAAATTTAAAGGTGTTTCAAAAAGTACCTGTTGTAGTAAATATCAAGCCCAATATTGCTATAAGGGGAAATTGTTATGGTTAGGCAATCATAACACACCAGAATCCGCCGCTAGAGCCTACGACCTAAAAGCTATAGAATTACGCGGTGAAGAATGTACTACAAATTTTGCAGTAGAGGGAGTAAAAACCAATGTACTATTCCCTGATTACTCCGCCACAAAGCGTTATGAAGTCAATAAGTCATTAGAGTTGGTTAGAGAGCCTATACAGCTAACTATGGCAACCGATGATGAAACCTATGACAATATCGAAGAGTCAGTATTTGATCGCATGAGGGCTTTTGCTTCTGAAAATGGCATCGAAATTAAAACGATGCAAACTGCTTAATTTTTAAGCTTAGAATTGCTATAAAATAAAAGCTAGTTGTTTGCCGACAACTAGCTTTTTGTAAATTTATTGATTTGTACCACAAACCTATGACTAATACTGTAGAGCATACATACATGCTTAATGCGATTGAAATTGTCGAATTTTCGTCGTACAGCGCAAAAAAGTTTTTGATAGTTGCGAGAGCGTCCGATCTCCTTACTGAGAGCGCTAATCCAGTTCCTCGGACTGTACTGCCCATCCATGCCAATTTGCGAGAGCCAAAAGCTAAAAGTGCCTCTGTGCGCTCTATTTTGGCTAGTATTGAAAAAAATCTATTTCATGAAATCAGTGACCCAATCCAAGTTGCTTGCAAGTCTGTAAAACAATATCTAGGAAAGCCCGTACAGGGGAAACCTCAAGAGCGTGGTTTGTTTATGCAGTTTGACAATGTAACTGATGGTGTTATGGATGGTTCTCACAGGCTTCATGCTCTATGGCTTGCTAAGCTGCAAGGCTTTAATCTGGACAATGTGCGAGTCACTTTGATGGTATCTGAAGGCGTAGACATCAAAGCTAAATGTGTAGAGCTAAACACTTATAGCGCCCCTAGTAAGATTGCTTTGATGGATAAAGCAGGGATCTTTGATCATGTCAAAGCTTTGTATGCTGATTCATTCCCATTTATTCGATATCGCGACAATCAATCTGGTACATCCGACTATCCTTTGTGCGCGATAAAAAACGTGGATATGATGCTAAGACGTGTTACTGGACTTATCAATAAAGCATTTGTTGATACAGGCAGTAGGTTTAGCAATGTACGAGCTTTAGATGGGTCTGTTAGCAAAGATCCAAAGTATTGGGCTTTACTCCATGACATCTACCCTATGCTTACATTCCTGTTTGAGCTATTTGAGAAAGCTGCGATCGCACAAGAGAGTCGATTTCTTTCAGTTCCTCGCAATGCAAACCTCTATGCTCAACTCATGGATGGACATAAGTTTGCGGTCAAAGTCTCAAGTCAGCAATTGATTTATTTGTTGATGTCTGCTTTGTCGGTAAATTTTAATCGGGAAACAGGTTCTTGGAATGTGCCATTAAACAAGATTGGTAAAACCTTGATTAAAGCCGCTTGGCAAGAGTTTAAGGAGAAGCATACACAAAAGCGCTTTCATGGCTCTGCAAGTGCCGTCATTGCCGATCCCCGTATGGCTGAGCTTATATTGAGCGCCGCCGATCTTGCCTATGCTAAATATGCAGATCGAGGCAGCGATATAGCTGCATAAGCTAAAATAACCATGCAAGGTTAAACACTATCTTTAGCGTTGAGTCAGCCCCTTGCAACAAAAAGCCGATCGCTTGTTGGTCGGCTTTGTTGATTGAAAATTATAAGGAGTAAACATTTAATGAGTAACAAAGTACAGCTACATTTCACATGGGAAAACGGTATTGATGCGGAGCCAACCCTGTATACAATCGACGTTGATTTGCTCAGAGCAGATACGTCTTTATCTGGTAACGATGAAGCTGTTAGACTGGAAGTTCTTTCTGTGATTGATGGTGACAAGGATTACCTCGAATCTACATTAATGAATAAAATCTGGAAAGCTGAAGATGAAGGTGATTTTAATTTAGGCAAGTATTCCGTTAAAGACGATATTAGATGCATCACTCTCGAATCCTGTCAAGAACCTTAACTTGTAAACTAAAAGCCCTGTCTTGACAATATCAAGACAGGGCTTTTAGATTACATACTCAACGCCGCCGATCGTGCCATCTCCCTTTGAATCTGCAAAGCGATCTCTGTAGCGTTACCACTGCCTGTAGTTACATTTACGTTATAGGTTTTGTTACCGCCCGAATTGTTCAATACGTTCTTAGTCTGATTTGCAGGTAGGACATTAGAGCCTCTAGGCAATGTCACAAGCTCAGCACCTCGTTCTCCTACCAATGCCATACCGCCGCGGAAGTTTATAACACCACTAGCAAAAGCAGGAACTTTAGAAGCGCCCGCACCCGTAGCGGCGCTAAGTGATGTTCCACCTTTAGTTACTGCCAACGCATCAATAATTTGCTGTGCAGACTTACCTAAAATTTGCTGTATCTCAATCGCAGACGCTTTATCTAGCGCCCTTTGTTGCTCTTTAAATACTCTCTCACGTTCGATTTTCTGATCCTCAAACGCCCGATCAAGCGCTAGCTCTTTCTCTTTTTGAGCTAACTTAATCGTCTCTAGCTCAGCATCAGCAGCTTTCCTGAGTGCTAAGTCCTCGTTGGTTTGCTGTAGTTTTAAAGCACGTTCTTCATCGGCTTGCTGCTCTTTAATTGCTGCAAGTTCACCTCTCTCGAAAGCTAATTTACTAGCCTGTAATTCAGCTTCGATTCTTTGCTTTTCAGGTTTGAGTACAGTGTTCTCAAAAGCCAACTTAGCAGCGTTTTGCTCAGCATCAAAAGCCAACTTAGCAGCGTTTAATTCAGCTTCAAAAGCCTTGTCACTAGCTCTCTTGACCTCAGTGCGCTTTACATCTTCAGCTTTATCTATTTCAGCTTGTTTGGCTTTGTTGGCTTTCTCCAATTCGTCTAAGGCAAGCTGTACTTTTTTCTGCTCTTCACCCGTAGCGATCGCGGATACTTGAGCTATTTGCTTGGCTTGAGCAACCAATTGTTCTTGACTCTGTACCCCGCCCTGTCCTTGGGTAGCTGCTTGCGATCTAATGCGTTCTTCTTCTTCGATTTGCGCTGCAATCCTAGCCCGATCTTCGGGCTTGACAGTAGCGATCGCGCCTTCATTACTTATTAATTGCTTAGCTTTTGACAAAGCCTCAGATGCTTGTTTATCACGTTGAGCGCGTTGCGCTGCAAATGCCTCATCGTCCTTACGTTGCTTATCGGCTCTCTGTTCTTTGAGTGCATTTTGCTTGTCATCAAAATCCTGCTTGAGTTTGTTTAGTTTCTCCTCGTTTGCACGTTTCTTGGCATCAAGAGCATCCTCAAGTTGTAGTTTTTTGGCATTCTGAGTGTCGTCAAATGCGCGTTGCTTATCTTGTAAAGCTAGGGTTTGCTTTTCCTTTAGTACCTCTGTTTCTAGCGCTTGCTTGCGATCTAGCTCACCTTTTGCGAGTGCATTTTTTTCTTCGATTGCTTTGATAGCATCGGCATTTTCGCGATCGCGTTTGGCTTTGGTGTCTTCAAAGGATCGCTTGATTGATTTTTCTGCGTCTTGGTTTTGGGCTTCCCTGATTCTTTCAGCTTGCTTGCGTTGTTCATCGGTTACTTCAGCGATCGCTGATGCTTCCTTTGCTGCTGTACTATTTACCGCAGCAATTCGATCTTCTAAAAGTTTTTTGCGTTTGGAGAATATTGCAATCTCATTGTTTAGAAGTTTTTGTAAAGCAGGGTTATCAGAAGCGCCTTGAGCTTGCGCTTTCAAGGAATTAATAGCTAAATCAATATTTTCAACCTGCTCCTTAGTTTCTTTATTGAATTTCGCTACTCCTTCGGCACCTAATCTATTTTTAGCCCCTGTAGCGTCAATGGCTACACCGTATTTGTTCAATACGTTGAGTGATTCGTCGAGGGCTTTGGTGTATTCCTTTTGATTTTCAGCAAAAGCAATTACTTCTTTTTGTCGCCCCCTTTGCGCCCCAAAAATATCAAATGTTGCGCCTTGTCTTCCTAATCCGTCGTCAGTAGTTTGCTCAGGTGACGCTAGCTTACCGCGTAGCGCTTGTAATTCTGCTAATTTTTGCTTGTAATCCTCCAAACTTTTTGTCGATTCCGAAACATTAAAAGCTGATGATAATTGCTTACCTACTGCAATTAGTGGAATCGCAGCAACAACAATTAACCCCAATGGCGTTGTCAGTGCATACGCCGCTACACTAGCAGCCGTGAGCGCACCTGTTAGCACTCCCGTACCTACAGCAAGTGCCCCTTGAGCGATCGCCGCTAATCCCGCTTTAGTGGTTAGCAGTGTAAAGGCATTACTAGCTAGGGTAGTCGCAAAGGTGAGGGCATTAGCACCAAAAGCTGCAATACCAGCCGCCCCACCAAATAACTTTAACCCCCCAACAAAAGCTGGAGCCGCCGCGCCGATCGCTGTAAGAGCCGCACCTAATGTAGCAATACCGCCAGCTAGTCCAATAATCGCGCCTAAACCTACTTGAATTGGTGCAGGTAATTGGTTGAATACGTCAACAGCCGCGCCTACAACCGCTATTAATGGCGCAAATGCTGTTTGTGTACCACGTCCTAAATTCACTAAAGCTTCATTGATTTTATTGATAGCTGCTGTAATTTGACCCTGAGCAGACTTGGCAACAATATCAAAGCCAGCTTGTGCTTTACCTGACGCATTACCGATGGCTGCTAGATTCTCGTTGAACTTGCCTAGATCGCCACTAATCAAAGGCAATACAGCAGCTAGTCCGTCAACATCGGTAAAGATCTTGGATAGCTGCTCTGAAGATGTAGCGCCGCTTGCTGACAGTCGTTTTAATACACCTGATAGCCCCTCAGTTTTTAGGATTGCAGCGCTGTTTGCAATGCCATATTTCTCTAGTTCTTTTGCTGCTGCTGCTGTAGGTTTAAGCAATGTAACGATCGCCTGTCTTACTCCACTAACAGCACTTTCTGTTTTAATACCAGTAGCTGTAGTTGTTGCGATCGCCGCCGATACTTCGTCAAAACTTACACCCGCTGCTTTTGCTATTGGAGCGATTTTTCCTAGTTGCCCCGCAAATTGTCCGATCGTGGTTTTACCTTTATCTTGCACAACTGCAAATTTATCGACAATTAAAGCCGCATCGTTAGCAGCCAATCCATAGGCATTAAGCACTGATGTAGTTGCGTCAGCTACCGTAGCAGTATCGGTAAAACCAGCTTTAGCACCTAATACCGATACTCTCGTAATCTCTGAAGCGTCAGCTACATTACTGAATCCACTAGATAAAATCTCATATTGTGCGCCTAAAATCTCAGCGCTAGTTACCTGATTTTTTAGCTCACCTGATAGTTTGATCGCTACACCTGCAAAAGCGTCCGACTCGTTGGATAAAGTAGCAATCTTTGTTTTAGCTGTATCAAACCCCAAAAAAGCTTGATTAGCAGCGCTAGAAACTTGATTAAAAGTAGTTCCAATCCGTTCTAATGTCTGCGATGTATTTTGTAATTGCTCAGCTAAATCTCGCGCTTTCTCAGTAGTAGCGCCAATGAACTGATTAAAAGTTACAGGACTCGCATCGTCAAAACCTTTCTTGATTTTGTCGAGATTAAGTTTATTGATTTCACTCGCTAGAGCTTTAGCGTTAGCAATATCAGCAGGATTAATCAGCTTTGCATCTATAGCTGCTAATTGCTGTTTGTATCGTAGTAATTCTTGTGCAACTCGCGCCGCCTCTTTGTCAGCGCCATCTGATACCCGTACAGCGCTAGCTGCTTTTTGCCTCTCTAGTTGCGAAATAAAAGCAGCCGATCTAGTTGCATCATTTGCGCCGCTTTGTGCCTTTTTCTTCTCTAAAGCGTCTATTTCTAGCTGTAGTTTTTTTAGTGCAGCGACAGCTATGTTAGAAGCATCCGCGCCGCCCAAATTTAAGACGGGTGCTTTGATATTACCGATCGCAGATTGCAAAGTTTTGATGTCACTGATCGCCTTGTCGATGCCATCAAAACTTACTCTAATTGCATAATTTTCATCAGCCATATCAATCACCCTCAATCAAACTTCTTAAAAAAGTGTCGAAATAATTAACCAAAGAAACGGTTAAAGCTTCTTCTGCCCCTAGAGTTGGGGTCAAATACTTATGCCTTTTTTGCAACCATCTCAAAGCGATCGCTACATTTAGATCGTCTGTATCGCTGGAGGGTAGCCAGTGCTTAGCAACTAAGGCAAGGTGATTGGGGATGTCTTTGCGCTTTAGATCAAGGCTTTCTAAAATCTCCCTTCCATCAAGAGGGTTATGAATAATTACTCGTCCGTTCTCTTCTTGTTCTATGCGTGGATTACACCAGCAAGAGCCGTCATTATTTTCATCGTGTTCTCTCAAGTCATCAATAGGGATAACATGGACTGATTCGCCTTTATACTCTAAAGATTTACGCCTTAGTTTTACTATTTCAGGTGTAAAACCAACATCTTTTAAAGTTGACTCTATTAAAATTTCTACAATTTGCAAATCAACGCTTAATCCTTGATTTTGATCTAAAAAAGTATTCCGATTAGTATCAATCAAAAAACGAGACGGGGCTGCAATTATTAAATAGTTAGTAGAGTCACTCAATGGTTCATCGTATTGTTTAGTAATTGGCGCGATCGTTAAATCACTATTACCAATATTTTTTTCAATACTCCAAAAACAACTAATTGTTAATGGATTATTGAGCCCAAAAATGTCGATAAATTCATCAGCAATATGATGCGATAAGACTGCATGGATGTTTTTCATATTTAATCACCAGCTAATAATTCAATCGTCTCGTAATCGCAAATTTCTACAACCCAATTCGGGATCTTGCCTTTCTTAAACAGCAAAGCAAACTTCTTGGCAAAGGTTACAGACATCCGCTTCTTAGCTTGCATTCTACGCAATGCTTGCAGTGAAGGGGTAAGCGATCTAAAGGCTTTCTCACGGTCTTTAAAATCACCAGTAGCTAACGTATTTCGCGCCGCTATCACCTCTAGTTCTGCCGATCGCTGTAACTCTTGCTCGTTAATATAAGCAAGATATTGCCTAATTACGCTGATTCGAGTAGACCCGAAATCTCCACTAAATTTGTCTCGGAATCTTGATCCTGTGA